TTAGCTTTAATATTGATTTTCAAATATCTGCAGACACACAAATTACTACAAATTCTTTACGCGGTCCTAACTTTAAAATTGCAGTAAATCAAAAGAATGGCCAAACAACTGAATACTACTCTTACAATACGCTTTTAACTAGTGAGATAAGTTCTTCTTACCAAAAAATGCTTTCTTATTATCAAGATAAGTCAGTAGATATTAATGTAGACTACAGTAATTTTGGAAACTTTATACATTTCTCTAACGCAACAGAAAGACTAAATAATTTTGTTTATAAAGTAGACTTATTAGAAAGTTATAATGCTCAAATAATTGCACAAAACAGTCTATATGCCAACGGAGCAAGTTTAAACGTTGTGTCTTCTTCTATAGGTACTATTCAAAATTCTATAAATAATCTTATAGAGAAATTCGATTTATACGAGTACTATTTATATTTTGATTCTGCAAGTTTTGCTTGGCCTAAAAGCAATACTACACAGCCTTATCAGTTATATTCGGTAACTTCTTCAGAGGCTATCAATTGGTTAGGCGGCTCCGATATTGTTCCAAGCCCATACACGTCTTCTTTGTTATACTCTGCTTCTCTTTACGATGCAACTAACAAAGATCAACTAATAAATTCTATTCCTCAGTACTTATTAGACGATCCAAGTAACGCTCCTTATACTACGTTTTTAAGTATGATTGGTCAGCACTTCGACAATATTTGGTTGTACTATAAAGACGTTACTACAAGATATGAAGCTACTAACAATCCTGAAACCGGTATCTCTTTGGATATGGTGTCAGACGCTTTAAAAGGTTTGGGATTTGAACTGTACACTAACTCAAACGTATCGGATAATTTATTTTATACCTTATTCGGTATAAATCAAGATGGAACTTTATTGCCTCCAACAGGATCGGAAGTGATTAGCACATACGTTACTTCTAGTATTGCTACTATAGGAAACGAAACTTCACAAGGCGAATTATACAAAAGACTTTATCACAATTTACCCTACTTACTAAAAACAAGAGGAACACAAAGATCTGTTAAAGCTTTAATTTCTACTTTCGGTATTCCTGAAAGCATTTTAACTGTTAACGAATTTGGTGGAGAGTATTGGTCTGGAAGCGTTGGTATATTTGAAATAAACAACGATAAGATATCGATCATGTCAGGTTCTATGGAGTCTCCTCACACTATATTTGATCATACAGATATGTACATGACGCCAACAGAATTAAGTGCATCTGTTCTTTCTCCTTACGCTACACTTCAATATTACAATACAGATAAAAGAATCAACTCAACAAACGTAGAAGTTGGTTTTTCTCCTGCAAATACTATTAATGCGAACATAACCGGATCTTTACCTAATTTGAATCTAAACCAATTAATAGGCAAACCAAGTTATGCTACATCAGGATCTTACCCAGCTTTAGATCTACAAAGAGAGGCATATTTTGCGTCTTATACACAACCTCACAGCGTTTGGGAATACATTAGATTGATCAAGTATTACAACAACGTATTATTCAAAACAGTTAGAGACTTTGTTCCTGCTAGAGTTAATTTATCTACGGGAATAATTGTTAAGAGTCATATTCTAGAGAGAAATAAGTATGCTAGACACGAGCCTAGTATGAGTATGGATAACAATTTATCTCAATCAATAGATATCGTTTACGTAGATGGAGGTATCGGTGGATCAATTTCTGGAAGTACTGAGAATTCTGGTTTTTATACCTCTTCTTTAGGTTTAATTCCTTATACTAGTACAGACGGAATAGAGCTATACAACGGAGAATTTGGAGGTACGGTAATTACTGCGACTAGTCAAACTTCTATAGGCGAACAAACAGAAATCTCTTCTATACAATATAATGGAATTGAAACTACATACACCACCTACTCTTTAAATTATCTTTATCAGAATATCTCGGCTTCGGTTAGATCACAAAGATTTTTGGATCTAGATTATACTTCTGATCAATTAACTCCTATTAACTTGGGATTAATTACCCAATCTATTAATACCGCTTTAACTGATAACTACAACACTTACACAAATCCTAATAATCCGTATGCTCAGTTACAGGACACTAACTATAGATTAAACTCTTTCACTGTACCAAGATATTATGGATCTAAAACTATAAGCGCTACGTACAACGATTATACAGAAGGCGATGAATCTTACGGTAGTACTGCAGCGATAGACAAGATTAAGTTTCAATATGCTTACTTAGTAGACATGTACTCGTCTTCTTTTCAATTGCCTGGTAGAGTTAATGCTCAGATCAAGTATATTTTCAACAACGATCAAAATGTATTAAACCTAACAAAGGCAAACGAGAATATCTTTACGGTTCAAAATGTATTTAAATCAGGAGAAACAGTGGATGTATCTTTATTCGACTACAATCCAGATGATCAGAATATACAGTTTTTAACAAACAATCGAAACTTATCTTTGTTCGAAGGAGGTTTTAGATATTCTCCTATTTTATATAATACGGGATCTACTGCTAACTCTGTCTATTTATTTAGAGATCCTTTTGCTGCACAGAACGATCTTCAAGCTACTGGATCTTCTACTTACTTTACTCCTAATAGTAGTAATAATATAGATAATTTTTCTATTACCTCTAATTTGGTTTTTAATGGAATTCAATATACTTATACGGTTGTTGTTAGTTACGCTTTAAGTCCTACAGCTATATCTCAAAATTTAAGAATAGGATTAAGAAGAAGAGCTACCTCGGCAGCTATAAATTTGGGATACGCAGATCAAATCCTTTACGTGGAATATAATTCTGGAACCTCTTTCATTGGAGGAATTACTTTATCTCAAATAATGGCTGGTGACCCTAGTTTATTCTTGGCTCCTGAGTTATTTGATATTTCTGCATTTACTCCTGGCGTAGTTCAAACATTTACAGAGACCGTATTCTTTAACAGCGTAACTGAATCGGCTTCACAAAGCAGATGGTATGCAGTTAATAATACAACTCTTAGATTGTCTGCCGTTCAATCTTTATATTATGGAAGTTTTACTTTCGCAGGACAACCATCAGCAAGTTTAGAAACCCCAGTATTTCCATTCACTTTAGAAAAGGGTGATATGATAAGATTCTATAATTCATCTTCTAGAACATTTGGAAGAGAAGACGAATTTAGAGTAATATCTACCTATCAAGCACAAGAATCAAATATAACTTATTATTATGTTACAGTAGATAGGGGCCTTAGTTTAAATAATATAGATAACCCAGCTAGCTTAGGTTTTCCTAGTTTTGTTTCTAGATACATAGTCCTAAAACATATTCCAGACGAGACAAATCTTATATTGAATTACACTTCTAGTACTAATATACCTCAGGATGGTTTAGTGTTTCCTCAATATATCAACCCTCTAGTACGCAGAAACTCAGGAAATTTGGTTAAAGCATTGAAACAACAGAATTTAATTTAAGGCACCACAAATATTTATATACCGATTAAACATAAAAAGGTTATATTTCAAAACAGTTTTAGACAATATTTATTTACAAAGCACACAAAATGTCATATTTAAGTAGCACATCAGTAGTAGTAGACGCCATCCTAACCAAAAAAGGCAGAGAACTTTTGGCAAGAAACGACGGTTCTTTTAGAATTACTCAATTTTCTTTGTCAGACGACGAGATCGATTATACCCTTTACAATCCAAACCACCCGTCAGGGTCGGCTTTCTATGGTGAAGCAATCGAAGCTATGCCTATCTTACAAGCATATCCTAACGATCAAGAGATCATGAAGTACAAACTAGTTACCTTGCCAAGAGGTACTGCAAAACTTCCTATCATTGATGTGGGCTATAACTCAATCTCTTTACGTCAAGGAGCTTCTCTATCTATTACTCCTCAAACTTTGAACTACTTAGGCGCTACAAGCACTTACGAACAATCAGGCTACGTTGCTACTATCGGAGACGTTAGAACAATGAGTGCCTTCAATGGTTTGGGCGTTAATACTCCTGAAGCTACCGCATTGAATACCACTACTACAATCGGTACTAACGTTAGTAAGACTGTAATCGGTACTACAATCAACTTGACAGCTACAACATTAAATACCTTATTCGGAATTAACTCTACATTATATACCACTTTAGTTATCGTTGGTAGAGATTCAGGAGCTAGAATAAGTGTACCAGTAAACATTACAAAAGTAACACAATAATATTAAACTATGTCATTCTCAAGATTAGACGCAACAGACTTTGTGATTTCAGCAGATTCAGTAACAGCACCAGCATGGAGCACAAATTCTCCTGTTCTTACTCAATTTTTTACCTTAGCATCTAACGCCACAGGAAGTTATTACTTAGATGTGTATCAAACAGCATCTAATCTTAGTAACGCGGCTGTTCAGTTTTCTATTGCTTACGGACACATTTACGGATCAGGTTCAGCGCCGTTGAATCCTTTGATCCCTCAAAATACTCCTAGTAGAATTACTTTTGGTCAGTATAGAAACCTAATGTACGGAGACGCAGAATCTCCAGTAGATTTTTCTTATAATGGAACTGGTGTTACTTCTTCTTTAAATTTGATTGCTTTACCTATTGATAGAAACAGATACAAAGAGAGTTTAATGCCAGGCACTTTTAATTTAGTATTAGGCACAGGATCTGCTTTGC